TGCTGAACATGGACCTGGAGAGGTTCAAGCCGGCATATTATGATAAGCTGGAAGGAATCGGCAAGCAGCGTATCATAGACATGGTGTGCAGGATGGATGAAGAGGCAAGGGCAGAGGGTAAGGAGCTTGTTCTTCTCTGCTACGAGGATGTGAGAATACCGGGTGACTGGTGCCACAGAACCGTGTTTGCCGAATGGTGGGCTGAGAACATGGGAGAACTGATCGAAGAACTTCCGGACCCGAATCCACCGAAAGTCAAGAAGCCGAAAGTGGCGAAAGAGGAAAGCAAGAAACCTGTCAAAGCAGCTGAGAAGCCGGATGACGGCTACCAGCAAATGAGTTTGTTCGGTATGGCAGGGATTTCAACATAATATCCGGAACTGGTGAAAGTATCACGCTCCCCTTCCAAGAGAGAGTACCTGCTTCATTGCAGGGTTCCGGTCCAAAAACAACGGCATCGTATTCCGAGAGGGTACGGTGCCTTATTTGTTTGGAACGTACACCGGTGTCCTTTGCGGCCCGGTGTCTTTTTTGTGCAATATGCTGTGGTGGGTATCAGAAATCACGGGGTTGATACCAGGGAAACACCTCAGCTTTTTGTATAGATTTCACAAAAACAAGGGAAGGAGTGAACAACATGGCATTTTTTATGAATCCGGGAGCAATGTTTTTGGGGTGTTTGGGTACATCGGAGCAACGATTTCTGAAAAAGCTGATTGAAACGGCAGCGAAGTCGGGTTATACGAGATTTGTCGAACCTTGCGCCGGTACGTTCGCCATGAGCAATCTGGCAGTACAGAGTGGATTCAAGCCGGAGCAGATTGAGACCAGTGACGTGGCAATGATGCCTACGGTGCTTGGGTATGCGATCACGGATCAGTCGTTGGAACCGCTGGAGATTCATGCACAAGGTTTCAGCGACGAAGAGCTATTGGACCCCGCCACGGCTCTATATGCGCAGCTTTACCTTAGAACATCGAAAAGCGCTGGCAACGACTACTACCACAATTTGTTAGTAGACCTGCGGCAGAGGAGAGAGGCACACATCGCCAGCATCAATCAGCAGATCGAGGTCACAAAGAACCTGCTACACGGCATGAGTTACCGCCCACTTGATATGTGGGTGCATCTGCAGGAAGTGCTCGACGATCCTCATGCAATCGTCATAGCGAATCCGCCGACCTATTTCTCCGGTTACGAGAAGTATTACGACACCCAGGGGAAGATGACCTGGAAGGAACCGGAATACAAGCTGTTTGATCCGGAGACAGGACACACGGAGTTCTACGATATGTGCATGGACGCAAAGGCGCTGGTGCTGTGCTACCAGGAAAAGCGAGTAGGAGAGGCGGTCGGATATACGATATACGCCCGATCCGGCACCAGGGCAGACTTGAACGCCTACATCACCACGAACCGGGAGGAAGAGGCTTCGATGCTTGCGAACGGCAAGAAGATCAAGCGGCCGTCAGAAAGCAAGCTGGAGCCGTTGCCCTGCAGTATGCTTCCGAGAGACTACGAGATCACGGAGAAAAGCAAAGTGCAGGTATTGCCGATCAAGGCGGCAGAGGCTCAGTATTACCGAGTGCTGTGGACGCACAATTTCGTGGGTTCCTCAGCCACATGGAACAGGGCATTGCTGATCGACGGTTACGTGGCAGGAGTTTTCGGTATATCCAAGATGGCAGCAGATTCCGTGTTTGTGTGGTACGTGATGAAAGTACCGCATGAGAAGTACCGGCTCGGTCGTCTCTGCTATATGCTCGCTCAGAATAAGGAGTTTGTAGATACGCTCCTGGACAACATCGACCAGGAAAAGGTGACAAAGATGCGGACGGCAATGCTCACCCGGTACCCGGAAAACAAAGAGGTACGGGGCATTATGAAACTGGTAAACCGCCAGGAGGATAAGCAGAACGGCTACAAGCTGACCTACGAGGCTGAGCTGAAAGAGGGAAGAACAGAACAGGAAACATTGAGTGAATGGCTAAGGAGGGAGAACGAATGGCAGAAGAACAGGGCAAAAGCTATGAAGTAATTTATGACATGGGTAGCGGCTTGGTGATTGCAAAGGTTCAGATCGATAAGGTCAAGGAGCAGGACATCAACGCCAGGGTTATGAAGAACGAGATGCAGGACCAGCTGACAGCCAACATTTCCAAGAGAGGGCAGTTAGAGAGCCTGCCTTTTTTAGTTGAGACGGAGAACCGGCTGGAGATTGTCTCCGGGCATCACCGGATCAAGAGCGCAAGAGCAGCCGGCTTAAAGGAGATTGTGGTTATCATCGACGTTTCGGGATTGTCCCGGAGCCAGATAGCGGCAAAGCAGCTGGCCCACAATGCAATATCCGGGTTCGATGACGATTCGACGCTGCGGGAAATCGTGAAGATGATTACCGACGTTGACGACATGATCGAGAGTTTCATCGGCAAGGACATCATGGAAGAACCCCTGGAGCAGTACGACAAGATGATGTCGCCTGCAATCCAGTTTGATTTTAAGAATGTGGTGTTTGCGTTCCTGCCTCACCAGCTGGAGGACATGAACACCCTGGTTAAGAATTTGGAGACCACCGCACCGGAGATTATCGGAGTGGCATCCTACGAACAGTGCAAGAGTTTCGTTGAAACCCTCAGTAAGTACCAAAAGTTTACGGACATCCGGAACGTCGGAGCCGCAGTCCACTCTATGGTCCAGGCAGCCAATGAGAAGATGGACGCTGCGGGATTCGACGAGGAAGAGGACTGGACTTATCTGTCTAAGCTGTTCGGAAATAGTGCGGTACCCGGTGAAGCAGCAAAGGTTATCCAGCAGGCAATCAAGAAAGCAGAGAAAGAGGGCACCGTAACGAGTAAGAACCGGTGGCAGCTTATCGAATACCTTTGTGCTGACTACATCGGTGGGTAATTTACTGTATGGCGGCACAGCCGAAGTACAATGCCCTATACCACGATGACTGGGCGTGGTCTTTGGCCGCAATGGGTGCCACCAACGAAGAGATTGCCGATGCAATAGGCGTCTCGAAGAGAACAATTCTCCGATGGGCCAAGGAACACGAGTCATTTGGAAGAGCACTCGCCGAGGGAAAGGGTGTGTCAGATGCGAAGGTGATCCGCAGTCTGTATCAAAGGGCGACCGGGTACGACTATGAGGAAGAAAAGAGAATCATTGAGTACAACACGGACGGAAGCGTGAAGCCAGTCAAGGTTGAAAAATACAAGAGACACGCTCCACCAGAGGTTGCCGCCCAGTGCTTCTGGTTGAAAAACAGGCAGCGTGATCGCTGGATGGACAGACCGCAAGACTTCATCGACGCAACCGGCGACAACGAGACGGAAGTGCAGATTTATCTTCCGGATAACGGGAGGGATAAAGATTGAGTAAAGCAGTAGTATTAGCTCCGCAGAAAGGACCGCAGGAAATGTTCCTGGCAACCTCTGCGGACATTTGCATATATGGAGGAGCGGCAGGCGGAGGAAAGACTTACGGCTTGCTGCTTGAAGGACTCCGGCACATGAGCAATCCGAATTTCAACGCAGTTATCTTCCGAAAGAATTACACGCAGGTTACATCACCAGGCGGATTATGGGACAGCAGCAAAAAGATTTACAGCCAAGTGAAAGGTTGCTATCCGTTAAAGACACCAAAACTACATTGGACCTTCAAAAAAGGCGCTACGGTCAATTTTGCGCACCTTGCAACAGACGATGATTGCCTTGACTGGCAGGGTTCGCAGATTACAATGATCGGGTTCGACGAGCTGACGCATTTTTCGGAATACCAGTTTTTCTACATGATGTCCCGAAACAGAACAGACTCCGGCGTGGTGCCGTACATAAGGGCAACCTGCAACCCGGACGCTGACAGCTGGGTTGCGTCATTCATCAAATGGTGGATTGATCCGAACACCGGGTACCCGATTCAAGAGCGCTCCGGCAAGATACGGTGGATGATCCGGCTGAATGAGGAAATCCATTGGGTAGATTCCAGGGAAGAGGCGGTTGAGCTTGCCCTGGAGAATGAGATCGAGCGCAATGAGGCTGAGACAATGCCAAAGAGCGTGACATTCATAGCGAGTACGCTGCAGGACAACAAGATTCTGATGCACAACGACCCAGGGTACCTAGCAAACCTAAAGGCATTGCCGGAGGTTGAGCGGGAACGGCTTCTCTTCGGAAACTGGAAGATCAAGGCGGCAGCCGGTCTTTTCTTCAAGAGAACGCAGGTCGGACATATGCTGGAGGAATTACCGAAGGACATCATCATGTGGGCGAGAGGCTGGGACCTTGCGGCTACGGACGAGGACGAAGATGGAGATCCGGCATACACAGCCGGAGTGCTGATCGGAAAGACAAAGGAAGGGCGCTATGTGATCGCAGATGTAATCAACCAGCGGCTGGAGGCATCCAAGGTGAGAGCGCTTATAAAGCAGACCTGCCAGATAGACAAATCGAAGTACGGCAGGGTTATAGAGAGACTTCCGCAGGACCCCGGACAGGCAGGAAAGGCGCAGGCACAGAGTTTCATCAAATTCTTGTCTGGTTTTCTTGTGAAGTGCATACCGGAGAGCGGAAGCAAGGAATCCAGGGCAGAGCCATTTGCGGCACAGTGGCAGCCCGGAAATGTAGATGTGCTGATAGCACCGTGGAATGAACCATATTTCAATCAGCTGGAGTCGTTCCCGGAGTCAAAATTTAAGGATATGGTGGATGCCAGCAGTTCGGCATTCAATGAACTTGAAAACGGGGCGACATACTCAGCACCGCCGAAAGAGTCAAGTTTAGGCAAGAGCAGTTATTGGAGAAAGTGAGGTGAGAATCAATGGCTACGAACAAGGAAATCGGCCGCATAGGGCAGAGACGAACCGGAGGAGTATTCTACGAGGAGTTCCTGCATGAGCTGAGAGGCACACGAGGGATAGAGGTCTACCGTGAAATGTCAGAGAATGACGATGTGGTAGGCGCTATCCTTTTTGCGATAGAAATGCTGGTGCGTCAAACGGACTGGAACATTGAGCCGGGAGGCGATTCAGCAAAGGACAGAGAAGCGGCAGAATTTGTC